TAATAGCACAACCCCTTGATAAACCAGATAAAGCTAGAGGTGGGGCAGGAATGAAAATTACATTTGAAGAAGCAGGGTCATTTAAAAACTTATTACCTGCTTGGGAGATATGTAACTCCCAAGTAAGAGAGAATGGTATTATCACAGGTCAACTAACAGCTTTTGGTACAGGGGGAGATATGGGAGATGGGTTATTAGGATTAGAAACATTATTCTATAAACCTGATGCTTATAATATATTAGCTTTCAATAATATATGGGATGTAGGAATGGAAGGTAGTGCTTGTGGGTTTTTTACCCCTTGCACAGATACTTTCTCTGTAAGGAATGAGGATAACGGCAAAGTTGATATTGATAAAGCTATAGCGTTTTACACAAAGGAAAGAGACACAAGGAAAAAAGCCAATGACCCACAAGCCCTTGATAGATATAAGGCAGAATTACCATTTACCCCAAAAGAAGCCTTATTAAGGTTAGAGGGAAATATATTTCCCTCTGGATTATGTAGAGACCAAGAAACTTTCATCTTACAAAATAAGAGCTTACAATCGTCTATTCTTTATGGGGAGCTGTATAAAGTCAAGGATAAAGCAGGGTACGAAATTGTTAAATTCAGACCATCTAAAGAGGCTTCCACTGCTGTAACAGATTATCCTATAAAGAAAGGTTTTAAATCCGATGGGGCAGTAGTAGTGTATCAAACTCCTTATGATGCCGATAACATGTATTATTTAGTGTTAGACCCCTATACTAAGGATGATGCCCCAGAAAGTGAATCTGTAGGAGCTTGTTTTGTGTATAAAAGAGCCACGGCTATATTAGTAGATAAATCAAGACCTGCTGATTGCATAGTAGCTGCATATGTAGCAAGACCTAAAACACTAGAGGAGTATCTTAAAAATGTATTCTTACTAGCTCAATATTACAAGGCAAAGATTTATTTTGAAGCAATGGGGGGAGGGCAATCTGTATTAGATTATGCAAGGAATAACAATTTAATGAGTTATCTTGCTTTTCAACCTATCCACCTTACCAACAAAGAAGTTGCTTCTTACAAGAATAGAAGTTATGGAATCAATATCACAGATGCTGTTAAATCATCTTACCTAAGAGTGTTTGCTGATTGGCTAATAAAAGAAAGGGAGTTAACAGAGCAGGGATACGTGTTAAATCTGAATTTAATATATGACATTGGGTTACTTAGGGAGTTACAAAAGTTCAATGATACAGGTAACTTTGACAGGATTTCTGCGTGTATATTAATTGCAATACTTATTGAAGATATTGTCAATGAGGATGTTGAATACACAGCTATAAACAAGAGGGATACCTTTTTTAGTAAGCAGTTATTTAAAAAACCCACAACTACATCTAATAACAAATATTTATGATTGATGAAAGACATGGAGGAAGGACTGACTATAACATTAGTAAAAGACCTCTACAAGCTATACCTTTTAAAGATAAAATAGCCAATAAATATGCTTGGTGGAAAGACTGTGTAGATTATTATGCAGGAGCAGTTATTCCCACTGAAAATAGAGAGTTAATAGAACTATATGATTGGTATAATGGAAGAATAGATAGGGAAACATTTTATAAGGTTGAAAACCCCTACTCTACCACAGATGAAAAATTATCTAATTTTCCTGCTGATTTAAGACCTTTTGATATTGTTAGAAAAGTCGTGGATTTGTTTATAGGGGAATATAGAGAAAGAGCATTTTCATTTACTGTAAATATTCATAACCCTGATGCACAGAATAAGATGTTGGAGGAATTTGAAAACAGGATTGCTCAATTACTCAGGGAAGTATATATACAAGAATTATCGGCACAAGGGGCAGATACAACTGCTGTACCAAAGGAATTAAGTGAAGAAGACAGAAGCCTATTAGAGAAAGGGTATGATGAGAACTATAAAGACGAAAGGGCTATTGAAGGTCAATATGCTTTGGATTATATAGCACAAACATTAAACCTTGACCATCAATATGCTAAAAATATGCTGCATTGGTGTATAGCAGGAATAGTAGCATCTTACAAAAATGTTGTTAGAGAAGAAGTCGTATATGAAATAGTAAACCCATTAGAGTTGCGTTGGGATTATAGTGTGGAGTTTATTGAGGATGGGGAATATGCTACAAGGACACAATGGTTACCTTTTAGTAAAGTGTTAGAAATGTTCTATGATGAGTTAACCAAGGAAGAGATTGACTTATTAGAGACTAAAGCAGGACAGAAGATAGTCAATACTTTTTTACCTGTAAGCTATCAGTTTAATGATTTATACAAACCTGCTTCTATACAAGTAATACACACCACTTGGAAGTCAGTAAGAAAAATAGGAGTATTAAAATTTATCGATGAATTTGGATTAGAGACAGAAGTGCAAGTAGATGAAACATATAAGCTCTCCCCTGAAGAAAAATTAAATGGATACACAATAGAGTGGATGTATATCAATGAGGTATACGAGGGATATAGAATAAATGGAAATATTTATTTAAGGATGAGAGTAGTACCCGCACAGAGGAACGAGATAAATAACTTTGCATCTTGTAAACTTCCGTATAATGGGAGATTTTTCAGTGCTGTAAATAGTGCTAATACATCTATTGCTAAATTAGCTAAACCGTATGCCATTTTATATATATTAGTGTTTTATCAATTTGAACTTACTCTAGCGAAGAATGGAGGGAAAATGTTACTTATTGATAAGTCAACAATCCCAAAAGACTGGGATTTAGAGCAGTTTATGTATTATGCCAAGGCTCTTGGATATGCTTTTGTAGATACACAACAACCTAATGCATCAAGAACATTTAATCAATATAATGCCCTTGATATGAGTACCTTACAACACTGTGCTGAATTATTACAAACAGCAAGTGCTATAAGACAAGAGATGGAATATTTCTTTGGTATTACTCCCCAGAGACAAGGGCAAATATCAAATAGCAGCAGAGTAGGTACAACAGAACAAGCTATCACACAATCATCAATAATATCAGAGCAAGTCTTTGCTTTATATGATGAATTCATACAAAGAGACCTACAAGGATTATTAGATTGTTCTAAATTTGCTTGGATAAATGGTAAGAAAGCAATGTTTATATCATCAGACCAAAGACAAGCTATATTAGACATTGACCCAGAAAATTATGTATCTTATGATATGGGGGTGATAGTCACTAATAGAAAGAAAGATATTGCTGCTTTAGAGGCTATGAAACAAAATAGCCAAGCATTCAGTCAAAATGGGGCTTCTCCTTCTACTATCCTTAGTATTATGGAGGCTAAGAGTATCTCCAAGTTAAAAGAATATTTAGAGACTGCGGAAAAACAACAACAGAAAATAGCTCAACAGCAGAACCAAATGGAGACAGAAAGTGCTCAACAACTACAACAAGCACAAATGCAAATGCAATCACAGTTAGAGCAACTGAAGTCTGATTTGAAAATGAGAGAAATGGAATTAGCACATCAGTTTAATATGGAACTTGAAACTCTTAAAGGGCAATTTGGAACTATTAAGATGACAGGTATGGACAGTGATGCTAATGGTGTACCAGATGCTTTAGAGATAGAGAGATTATCACTTGATAGACAAATAGCTATGAATGATGACTCTTTTAGAGAAAGAGAATTAGCATTGCAAGAAAGACAGCAAATGATAGATGCTCAAATAAAGGCGACTGAATTAAGCACTAAACTAGCAACAGAGAAGCTAAAAGCACAAACAGCATTAAAGAATAAAACAAGCGGGGAAAAATAACGTATGTTTGAGAAAATAATACAGGGTACAAAAGTGTTTGTACAAGGGTGGATAAATGTAGCCCTTGATGAACTTGGTGTTTTAGATGAAGCCACTAAAATAAAAGCTGAGAAAAGGCTGCTTATCTGCAATGCTTGTGAATATGGAGGGTGGACTTGTAGATTATGTGGATGTCCATTAGTAGCCAAGACTAAATCAAATTCAAAATGTGATTTAGGAAAATGGGATGCTGTAAAGTGATATATAAATATCATATTGTAACTGTAATTAAAACAAAACCAAATAAAACCAAATAAGTAAGATGAGTACAGAAGAACTTGAAAAAGAACAAGAGATTGAGAACCAACTTCCTACCGATGAAGGTGAGAACACAGAACCTATAGAAGGGCAGGAAGAACAAGAGGAGGATATTTATTCTACCATATCTAAAATATCAGGTATTTCTATCGAAGACCAATTTGAAGATAGTGTAGAAGGATATGCTAAAAGAGAAGTAAAGGTGTATGAAAAGGGTAAACAAGATGCGTTGCAAATACTGAAAGAGCAACACCCTGACATATATGACTTATTAGAGTATAAACAAGCAGGAGGGAATCCTATTGATTTATTATCTAAAAAGCAGGTAAACACTATGGAGCCTCAGACAGACAGTGAGTTTGTGGATATCATAACATCCTATCTACAACAAATGGGGTTAGAAAAAGAGGATATCCAAAGAAACATTGAAAACTGGGAAGATATTGGGATGTTGGAAAACAAAGCCAAACAGTTTCAAGCTAAAATGAAGGAAGATGCAGTGGGGCAAACAATTAGAAGAGCAGCGACAGAAAAAAGTGTATTATGAGCAAGAGATAAACAAAACAGCTTCTCATATATCATCTCAAATAGAAAAGGGAGAGGCAGGTAGATTTATTATATCTCAACCTGATAAAGATGCTTTTAAAGATGCTTTTTTAAATTCAGTAATAGCACAACCTGATGAAGATGGGACAATAAGATACTATTACACAAGAGAGATAAATCCTAACGATATACAGGCTGATTTAATGGCAGAATATCTTAGATTTAAAAAAGGCAATTTACAAGACATTGTCGCAAAACAAGTAAAGACAGAACAAGCAAGAACACTAAGAAAAAGTACACAATCAAACAATAAAAAAACAAACGATAGAGCAGATGATATAATGTTATCAGCTTTGTTTAAAACACTATAACATATGGTAAATGGCGTAAATCCTGATTTGGTAGTAAGAGAAGGTATGTACTCTTCTACACAACATAGAGACTCAGAAGCATTTTGGGCTGAAAAAGCAGGAACAAAAGTAGGTAAACTAACAGACACAATCACATGGATGTTAGGTAGTTATGACAAGATTCACCCTTTGATGTCTTTAGAAGGCTATTATGGGGTTAAAGGTATTAAAGCAAGAACTGTACTTTCTGCTGAAACAGATGGACAATATGAGTATCCTGTGATGACTAATCTTTGGTATGCAAATGAAGTGGCAGAGACTAATGCCTCATTGATTCCAAAAGACTTAGGTTTAGCACAAGCTCCTTTTAAAGTTAAATTCAAGAGAAGCCAATTTAAAAGAGGACAGATAGTTATTACTCCTAACCTTATTATGGCAAGGGTAGAATCTGACCCTATTAAAAGAGGTGATAACTTTGAATATGAATTTCAACTTTGTGGTAATAAGTCTGAGGCATATATGCCTGCGACAGAGGTAGTAGCAGGTACTTTGTGGATTAATATTTTCAATGCTACATCATTTGAAAGGTCTTATGGTAGTGGGTCAGATGTAGTATATCCTGCAAAAGTTAGAAACCAAGTAGGTTATGTTCAAAAAACAATGACTTGGGGTAACAAGGCTAACTTAGATAGAGTAATGGACTTTACCTTCAATGTAGGAGGAGAGCAAGTATCTAAATGGATGTCTTGGTATGTATGGAATTTTGAGAAAGATTGGATGTCAGAGTGTGAACACGCTTATTGGTATTCAAGATTCAACAGAAATACTACTACTAACACTGTGACAATGAAGGATTTTAAAACAGGTGAGAGTATCCCTATGGGTTCTGGCTTGATTGAACAAATCCAAAACACATCTACATACACTACTTTGACTGCTGAAATGTTGTTGAACAAACTTACACAAGCATATCAAGGTCAGTATGACACTGGTAATATGGAACTTACTCTATATACTGGTAGAGGTGGTATTAGAGAATTTGATAGAATGGTAAGAACAGAGTATGGTGCTAAATCAACTCAGTTGAATATTTCAACTGACTCTGATAAATTCTTAGCAGGTTCAGGTAGAGAGTTGGTATCAATGGGCTTCTTCAATGAAATTCACTTGATTGACGGTTACAAAGTGAAAGTTAAATACAATCCTTTGTTTGACTATGGTAAAGTAGCACAAATATCTCCTAAACACCCTACTTCAGGGCTTCCTTTGGAATCTTACAGAATGGTGTTTGTAGATGATGCTTCTCACGATGGTCTTCCTAATATTCAATATATGAACCATGTACAAGAAGGTTACTACCATGCTTGGGGTGGAGGTTTGACTGATTGTCCTAAAGATTTGAATATTGCTCTTAATGGTTCTATTGCTGATGCCAAGGCTCCTCAAAGAAGTTCTGAAACTGGTGAAGGCTTCTACACAAGATGGAAATCTGTAGGTATTAACCTTAGAAGACCAAATAGATGCTTTATGTTAGAGCAAGTAATGGCTTAATTTATATTTCATTTGGTTTAGTGAGAAAAACTCTATCTATTGGTAGAGTTTTTTCTTATGTCTTAAACAATTTTACAGAGTAACCGTAAGAAAGACATAAACCAAATAAAAAATTTTTAATATGCCAAGTAGAAGAATAAAACTACAGAGGTCAATACATCATATAAGAAGACCTGAAGTAGAAGTAAGACTCATTCAAATGGGTTCAGTGAAAACTTTAAATTCCTATTGGAACAAACAAGGAAACATAGGTACAGGATTAACATGGCAAGAAACAGAATATCTACTCCCTCAAATAGTAGGGTTAAAAGCAGATAATGTAGAGTTTGCCAAAGAAGTAGCTAAGTTTTATGCTAATATGAATATAGAGGTACCAGAAACAGGAGTAGAGTTTGAAGTAGGATTAAGTCATGATAACACTAAGCCTGTTGGGAAAATTAAAGAAGGAAAAGAAGAGGTAGAGAATAGACCTATTGAACCTTTACAATACTTAAAATTCAAATTTTTAGCAGGGCACCCTCAAGTAGCATTTGGGGAACAAGAGGCTATTAATATAGCTAACAAACCATATGTACTTATTGATGAGTCTGAAAAAGAAATGGAGGAAGAGTTAAAATTAAGAGAGGCTGAAAAAGCTACTAATAACTTCTATTCTATCCAAGAAAACAATGACAAAGTAAATCAGTTATTAGCTCTATTAGGTTTTGATTTTACTGTAATGAATAAAGTACAGAAGAAGAAAAAACTTAAAGAGATTGCAGATACTGAACCTACAAGGTTTAATGAAGCATTCAATGATGAGTTAGCAGAGTACAAATTCTTTGTAGAACAATGTTTATCATTTGATGTACTTGAAGATGTGGGGGGCAGAATACTAGAAAAAGAATCACAAAGAGAATTAGGAGCTAATAAAAGAGAGGCTGCTCTTCATTTGAGGGATGCTGCTAACTCTGATACATATAGAAAACTAACGGCTCTTTTAAAATCAGCTAAAAAATAATGACTGTTAAGGAAATGCATCATTTCATTGATTTGAGATTACAAAAAATGTCTTCAAATCAATACTCTAAGTTTGAACCTGATGAAATAGATACTATCTTAAATCAGGCTCAACACAACTTTATTAAGGATAGATATACTAAGATGTTCTTAGCGACAACTAATAAAGTTACTCAAATGGTGCAAAGAGGGATAGATGACCTTAGAAGCATAAGTGTATTCAATCATACTTCTAAGGTTATTTACCCAAAACAAGATACTAAGTTAGATTATTTGTATGAGCCAAATGTGGGAGTAATATATCTACCAAAAGACTATATGTTTTTAAGGTCAGATAGAAGTGATGTAAAATATATCCCAGAAGGGCAGTGTGCTGATATACAAAAAATAGAGGTATGCAATGACCTAAATATGCAAGAATATAAAGTAATACTCCCTTTTGTAGCGTCTATTCAAGACATCTGTCAAAATGGGACAGTGAACCTACAAATAAAACTAAAAGGGGTATTACAACCAAATGGTACTTATGCTGACACTTTGATATTTGATTATGCATGGTTCTCCAAAGCTAAAGGATATATACCTTATAGTGGATTAAGAGAGGAAAGTGATAAGTATTTAATTAGTAATTTAGCGATAGAGTTTTTAAACAGATTTAACAGTATCGAAGAGTTGGTGAAGTTCTCTTTATATGATACAAAGGTAAATGTTGATGGATATGAATCTTTAAATAGACAATCTCAATTTGATGTTTACTGGGAAACATATAAAGATGAATACTATCCTAACAGTTTTGTAATCATCAGTAAAAATAGGAAAGGGGTAAGCACACAAACTTTTAACAATTTATATACCTCCACAAATGATGGTACACAGTGGGTATCAGATACTATTTACAATAGCACAAACTATGGGGTAATGGTAGAACTCCACACAGGGGTTACTACCTCTCCTACCCTATATAGTCAAGAAAGATTTAAACAAAATAGTTATTGTAGACAAGTAATAAACCAAGTAGATTTTACTGATAATCTAAACCCTATTAC